AATGTCGAACGACTGTCGAACGACTGTAGATCCACAACTGGTCGGTCGGTCGGTCGGTCGGTCGGTCGTTCGTTCGTTCGGTCTTTCGGCATGCGAACATCTGCAAGTGATGGCAGCCAAACGAGTTTGGTTCATTCGTTCGTTCGGTGTTTTGGGCGAGCGCTCGGTCGTTCGGTCGGTCGGTTGGTCGGTAATACCGTAGACATACCACCGAAATACCACCGAAATACCACCGAAATACCACCGAAATACCACCGAAGGCGCACTAAAGCGCCCCCCCCCAGCAAAACCCCAGCAAAACCCCAGCAAAACCCCAGCAAAACCCCAATCCTCAAAAGCGACTAAAGCGTCGATTCGACGCTTTTAGTTTGGGTAAGATGGGTAGGGGCCTCAATACAAGTGATTCGCAAGTGACGACCGCGAACCGGACAAGCAGATTTGTCAACCGGACAAGTCCGTTCACGCGAACCGGACAAGCAACCGGACAAGCAACCTG